TCAAAGATGATATGGAAGTGCTGTTGTATGCCAACAAGCATTTGGTGAAAGCTGTGAGCTGGCAGGAACTTCCTGAAATCCAGAGCGAAGACATCAAAATGAGCGGGGAGCTGTCGATCTTCTTTCCAAACTGGAAGAATGAAATGACCATCCCTAACAACGCAACCATCGCTGATGTCCAAACCTGCATCACGAAACATCTGGAGACACTCAATGGTTAAGATTACCAATCACCACAAGATCGACTTGCCCTTGGCAGTCTGGCTTTTGCAGGATGGGTACAAATCCGGTGCTGCTGAAGCTCCCCCAGGTGAGTTGATCTCTGTCACCACTCTGATGAAACCAACTCGACAGCTCATCCTCAAACGTCAGGTTGATCAGAAGCTCGAAGAGTATGACCTCTCTGACATGATTGCCTCTCGTATGGGTCATGGTCTTCATGACTCTATCGAACGTGCGTGGACCCAGGGTGACTGGCGTAGTGCAATGCGTAAGCTGCACTATCCCCAGAAGATCATCGACAAAGTCCGGATCAATCCAGATCCCAAGACTGTGAAAGATGACGAGATCCCCATCTATCTGGAGATCCGTGGTTACAAGCAGTTCCGTGATCTTGTCATCACCGGTCAGCTCGACTTCCTGATCGGTCAAGCCTATCGGGATTTCAAATCCACATCCACATTTGCTTGGACTTCTGGGAACAAGGATGAAGACTACATCCTTCAGGGTTCCTTGTATCGTTGGATCCTTCCGGACTTGATCCGTGATGACGTGATGCGTATCCAGTTCATCTTCACTGATTGGGTCAAGTATCGCACAGCCGATCCAAAATATCCTCAGATCCGAACACCCCACAAGGAGTTTACTCTGCTGTCTCTCGATGAGACTGAGGATTGGGTCAACGGTAAGGTTGATCACATCATTGAAAATGCTGGGAAAAACCAAGACAAGATGGTGGAGTGTACGCCAAAAGAACTTTGGCGTTCTGAACCACAATACAAATACTACTCCAATCCAGCGACAGCCAAAGCAGGTGGTCGTTGCCAGAAGAACTTTGAGAAAGAAGCTGATGCACAGCTTTGGCTCAAAGAAAAAGGCAAAGGTGTAGTCATCACTGTCCCCGGTGAAGTCAAGGCATGTCCATATTGCCCTGCTTTTTCGGTTTGTGAACAACGCAAAAATTACTTCCATGATGATGGAAGCCGAACATAAGGAGACACCCCGTGTCAAAACCACTCTATGACCTAAGCGTGCTTGAGAAAGAACCCCATCACCCGGCCATGTCGGAGCTGGTTGATCTGCTGTGCCACCGTACAGGAAACGTCAACCGTGACTTCTTCCAGGCTGAAGTTGCCTACTTCCTGAGCTTGATCCCAAGCTCAATGAGGGCAACAATCATCAGTCCTGAACGGGGTGAAATCCCGATCAATATCTATTCCATTGCTCTGGCTACATCAGGCTTTGGTAAGGGTCACTCTGTGTCCATGATGGAAGATGTCATTGCTGACTTTCGACAGCTCTTCATGGGGACCACCTTCCCTTCTATCGCTGAGAGTTCAATCTATGATCTCGCAGTGGACATTGCTGCAAAGAAATCCAGTAATGAAGATCAAGAGAAGGCACTCCTTGAGGCTGATTTTAAGCGTCAGGGACACGCTCCTTTCATCTTTGACTCCGGTACTGGCCCAGCAGTTAAACAGCTACGCTACAAGCTGCTGCTGGCTCGTGCAGGTGCAATCAACTTCCAGATGGATGAGATCGGATCCAACATCGTAGGCAATACAGAGGTGGTGAACATCCTCCTGGAGCTTTACGACTTGGGTCGGATCAAAACCAAGCTGGTAAAAAACACAGCCGAGAACGAACGTGGCATAGACTTGGTCGGGACCACCCCTGCCAACATGCTCATGTTCGGTACTACCTCCAAGCTGTTCGACGGATCCAAGACTGAGGAGGAGTTCTACTCCTTCTTGGAAACTGGGTATGCTCGTCGTTGCTTCTTTGGCATGGGCCGTCCTGAGATCCTCTCAGCGACAGTCAATCCAGAGGATGTCTACGATGGGTTGGTGTCCAAGAACCGGTCCCAGGCACTTCTGAAATGGAAGGCCAAGTTCGCCAAGTTCGCTGACACCCGGTACTACAATAAGAAGATTGATGTACCAAAAGAAGTGGGGGTCGAGTTGATCTCATACCGTCTCTTCTGTGAGTCCACGGCAAACTCTTTGCCAGAACATGAAGTGATCCGGAAGGCAGAGCTGTCTCACCGGTACTTCAAGGCTCTCAAACTTGCTGGGATCTATGCTTTCCTGGACGACTCCAATTCGATCTCGAAGCAAAACCTCCGGCAAGCTCTCAAGGTTGCAGAACAATCAGGTGCCAGCTTTCAACAGCTCCTGAAGCGTGAACGCAACTTTGTACGTCTGGCGAAGTATATCGCTGAGTCAGGCGTCACCTTGACCCATGCTGATCTGGTTGAAGATCTGCCATATTATCCATCCTCTACCGTTCCACGTAGAGAGATTATGGATCTCGCAATGGCATGGGGCGTGGGCAACCACGTTGTTATCAAGAAGAACGTGATCAGTGGAGTTGATTTCTTCACTGGTTCAACGCTGGAGGAGACCGATCTGAATAAGATCAGCTTCAGCTTCTCTGATCAATTCGCTTCTGACTATTCTCCAATGACCCAACCATTTGACAAGATCCCAAAGATGCTTACAGCTCCGGGTCTACACTGGTGTAACCATCACTTCGTTGATGAGCACCGGAAAGAAGACAACGTTCTTGAAGGCTTCAACTGTTTGGTTGCTGACATCGACGGTCATGAGCGTGACAAAGATGGCAAAGTCACCAACAAGGGTATTCGTTTGGAAGCTCTCCATGAGCTGATGAAAGAGTACACTTTCATAACAGCCACGACCAAGCGTCACACCGATGAAGAGCATCGGTTCCGTTTGATCATGCCTTGCAACTACAACCTGAAGCTGGACAAGGCTGACTATCGAGACTTCATGAATAGCTTTCTTCTTTGGCTCCCATTCAAATCTGATGAATCCGCAAACCAGCGGTCAAAGAAATGGATGACCTATGAAGACAGTGATGTCTTTGTCCACAAGGGAACCAATCTGTTGAACGTCCTACCGTTCATCCCCAAGACCAAGCAGCACAGTGAGTACACCGCACAGGTGGCCGATCTGGGACGTTTGGATCACCTTGAGCGTTGGTTCCTGAACAACATGGAAGTGGGACACCGGAATGACAACCTGCTGAAATTCGCTATGATGTTGGTCGATGCCGGAGCGTCCTATGACGTGATCAAGAAGAAGGTCAACACGCTCAATGAGAAGTCTATCAGTCCCCTGAAAAAGGATGAAGTGGAGCTGACCATTCTGAAATCGGTAGCCAGTAAAATGACTGCCTCATGAACCCTCATTCCTCCATAATTCAACGGGATAGAAACTCGTTTCCTAAACGAGGAATGAGGGTTCGAGTCCCTCTGGGGGAACCAACAAAGGAGATTACTATGGGTGATCCATCCACACATATCATTTTCTATTCAGCCTACTGGTATCTCGTCTTCGAAGAAGATGGGAAATGGGTGAACGCAGACACATACGATCCTGTATGTCCTGTTGGTGCTGAACAGAAATTGCTTGAACTCAAGGAAATCAAATAATGTCTGAAAGTCCAAAGTCTATCCTCATTGCAGGAGAGTCTGGAGCAGGTAAAAGTGCCTGTCTTCGGAACCTCCGTGGTGGAGAAGGTGTGCTCTACATCAACTGCGAAGGTGGTAAACCACTACCTTTCAAAAACAAATTCAAACGGGTGACTATCGACGACCCTGAAGAGATCTTTGATCTGTATCAGCAAGTCATCGACAACCCCGGACGGTTTCACACCATCATCATTGACACCATCAGCTTTATGATGGATCGCTTTGAATCTGTTCACGTCATTGGTTCACCCAATACGATGCAGCAGTGGGGTGCTTACGGTCAGTTTTTCAAAACACTGATGTATAATTATGTGGCCAAATTTCCCGGCTACTCAGTCATGCTGGGTCACATTGACTCTGTGCTTGATGAGAACTCTGGCAAGTATTCCCACACCGTACCTGTCAAAGGTGCGCTGAAGAAAAACGGTCTTGAAGCCTACTTCACGACCGTGATTGGAGCCAAGAAGGCTACGATCAAGGAGATCGAGAAGGATGCCAACGAAGGCAAACTGCTCACCATCTCTGAACGGGATCGGGACATGGGCTACAAGCACGTCTTCCAAACCCGAACCACGAGAGCAACAGTTGGGGATCGTTTACGTTCTCCCTTCGGTCTGTTCTCAGACGACGAGACGTTCATCGAGAATGATGCACAGCTCGTCATCGACCAACTCGTTGGTTACTACGCGGAATAGCTCCGAACAAATAACCAAAACCCAACCCCTGAAAAGAAAGAACAATGCTAATGAGCAACATTTTCGCAGGAAAAAAAGCCGCTGATGATAAAGTCGAAGACGACTTCATCGGAGGCGGTGGTGTACTGGATACGGACATCTATCCGGCCACCATCAAGACAGCATACATCGGCGAAGCCCAGGCTTCTGATGCACGTAACGTGACCCTTTTGCTGGACATCAATGGTCGTCAGACCACACAGCAAATCTGGGTCTCCAACCGCAACGGCGATGTGACCTACAAGGATAAGAAGACAGGTGAAGCGAAGAACCTTCCTGGCTTCAACCAGGTCAACTCGCTGTGTATGCTCGTCTGCTCGAAAGAGATGGGCGAAATGGATGTCGAAGAGCTGACGGTCAATATCTATAACTTCGACGCGAAGAAAGAGCTGCCCCAGGCAGTTGACTGCTTCTCGGAGCTGCATGGTGAAAAAATCCAGATCGCTCTCCAACGTCAGACTGTGGACAAGAACGTCAAGAATGAATCCACAGGCAACTACGAGCCTTCCGGCGAAGTCCGCGATAAGAACGAGATCGTGAAATTCTTCCCTGAAGATAAGCTGGTCACAATCAGTGACGTCGCCGAGTTCGTTCGCGGACTGGGTGGCAACTTCGATGACGTGCTGAACGATCGTGAGCTGGGTAAGGCCATCGCCAAGATGGATGAGTCCCAGTCGAACTACGCCGAGAAGTGGCTGAAACGGAACAAAGGTCAGACTTACGATAAGTCGTCTGGCAAGAAGTCCGGCGAAGGGAAATCTTTCTCTAAGCCTGGTGCAGGTGGATCCAAGGCGAAAGCCTCCACCTCACTGTTTGACGACTAATCACCGTCAAGCAACAGGAGGTTGCGATGAACACACCGACCCAACGAGTGTATCAGATCAAACTGCCAATGAGGTTTCGTACCTCACGCAAAAAGGTCACGGCACTCAACCTCAACGTTTATCGCAACCTCCACTTCCGTAGTCTCACAGCACTGAAGCACAAGTTTCAAGACCACGGTAAGAAGCTGTTACGGGATGCGAAGGTTCCCCCACTGGGGAGAATTCAACTTCGGTATCAAGTCTTTACCAAGACCAAAAGAGAATTCGACATAGCAAACATCTGTTCCATAGTGGACAAGTTTTTCTCAGATACCCTGCAACATGCTGGGATCATTGAAGATGACAATTGGAAGTTTCTTGACGATGTCTCGTTTGGTTTTGGGGGCTTTGCCCCCGAAGAATACGTCCTTGTGACGATCATTGAAATTGAACCAAGAAAGGGGAACGTAATGCGTATCCTTCTGGAAGAACAAGAAATCCAGGAAGTATTGGATCAGTATGTTTTGAACACACTGAAAATGCCCAATGCAACTGGTGTCGAACTCCGTATGGAAAACGACGAATTCGTTGCCGAGGTCATGATTGATGGGTCTCTCACCGCCAAGCCTCGTAAGACACCTGCCAAAAATAAGGGTGGTCGCCCCGCTGGTTCCAAAAACAAGCCCAAAGAGGAGCCAGATGAAGATGTGGAAACACCTGGTGAAGACAGCGATGCTGGCGATGGGGCAGGAGATCCTGAACCAACAGAAGACAAAGCATCGGCGAAAGCCGATACCAAGGTCGAAACCGGGAACTCCTCGTCAAAAAACCTTTTCGGGGACGAGGAAACA